AATGGCGATTGCACTTTAATAGGAAACAACGATGGCACAAAACTTTAGAAGATATCACCTCAATGCCGTGGGCGTTTCTGCGGCTGACATACCTGTCGCTAGTAACTTTCCAACTGGATACCACACGATCATCAGTATCCGGCTGGCTAACGTAACTAGCAACATGATCATGGCATCCGCCTACATCAACAATGGTACAGACGACATTTCGTTGATCGTCAACGCACCTATACCAGCTGGAAGTAGCCTTGAGCTAATCGATGGCGGCTCAAAGATTGTTGTCACAGACTCAGACAGACTGTGGGTGCAGTCAGACACAGCATCATCAATGGATGTTCATTGTTCTATCGTTGAAGAAATCAGTTCATAGGGGTAGCAGATGGGACACATAGGAAACACAGTCCAGACTGCCTTTACCTCGTTTGACAAGCAGACAATCACTGGCACTGGCGGCACCACATACACACTGACGCATAGTGTTGCTAACGAACGTGAGATCGAAGTCTTTGTAAACAATGTGCGGCAGGAACCGTCAGTTGCTTACAACGTGTCTGGTAATACCTTGACGATGACTGGCAACGTAGCAAGCACAGATGACTTCTATGTTGTGTACCAAGGCAAAGCAGTTCAGACAGTCACTCATCCCTCTGACGCACCACTGCAAGCGACCACAGGCACATTCACCGGAGATGTGACAACCACGGGTGATTTCAAACCTACTGGCAAAGAATACTTCCACGTTGATTTAACAACTGCCCAATCCGGTAATTCATCACAAAGTACGGTTACTGTGGATTTTGGAGGTAGTGGCACAGTCAAGTATGACACTGCGTCAAACTTTGATAGTGCAAATGACGCGTATCTTTTGGGCAGTAGTGATGGTGTCTATCTAATAAGTTTTAGTATCGGCATAAAGTCAGTGAGTATCGCAACGGAAACTATAAAAGATGCGGCAGCACAAATAAGAGTTGCAACAGACGGTTCAACTTTTACCCCGATTATCGGTAACGGTGCGCATGTTCAGAATAATGCGGGCGATGAAATCGGTTCATTCGCTTTAAGTGGCAGTTTTATCTATAAATCCACAACCGCAACAACCAAAATTGACATGCAAGCGTATGCAGACTGTGCGACCAGTGCTAACTGGACAGTAAGTGATGATGTTGAACTAAACACTAATGTTAGTCCCACAGATTCTGGCACTGCACGTTGTACATTTCTATCTATAGTGAGAATCGCATAATGGCACTTTCAAGAATAACCAATGGCGGTGTTGCCTCATCTGGTCTACCCAGCGGGAGCATCATTCAAGTTCAACACTCGCAATTCACCAGTCAAAATACTGTTTCTTTCACAGCGAATACGGATGCGACACTGACAGACTTAACGGTCAACATTACGCCCACTTCTACATCAAGCATTATTAAGGTTGAGGCATTTGTTCAGGGTGAGTGGGGTAATAATGATTCTCAAACTGATTCCTGCTGGTTTTTTCTCAGAGACAGCACAAAATTAGGTTCTGCTACAGCAGGAAATCGAAATGTAGGTATTCATATGGGTACATCAATCACCTATTACGCCGCAAACAGTTCTTCAACTCCTGAAGGTGTGAAGTATGTTTATTTTGATACACCGTCAACAACATCACAAATTACCTACAAAGTTGCTTGTAGAAACCATTATACCACTGATTTTTACCTCAATCGTACAGTCGCCGATAGCGACCACAATTATATAGAACGTGGGATTTCTAGCATCACAGTGACTGAGATTGCTGGGTAAATAATCTAATCAAGGAAAATCATTATGGGTTATATTGGGTCTTCTCAGGGGAGCAAGGCACCCGTTCTGCTGGACAGCATATCCGTAGTTAACGGACAAGCGGCATACACAATGCAGAAGAACAGCGTGAATTACTCACCCTCTTCCGAACTAACGCTACAGGTCAGTTTGAACGGACTTGTCCAAGCACCATCCAACAGTTTCACCATATCAGGCAGTACGATCACCTTTGCCGACCCACTCGTGACCGGAGATGTCATTGACTACATCCTCGACCGCGAACCATCTACTGGAACAATGGAACCGCTGGATGCTTCGGTAACAGCAGACAAGATTGCCAGTTCGGTTATGCGTAATGGCATCAGGGTCAATGGCGGCACGTTGTCTACTAATACAACTATTGCATCATCAGAACGGGCGATGGTGGCAGGGAGTTTCACGATAGACAGTTCAACCAGTCTTACAATTAACGGGGAGATGACCATTGTCTAAGTTATACGTCAACGACATCTACTCAAAGACTGGTGCGTCAGAGGCAATAAACATTGATAGCAGTGGGCGTGTTCAAAATCCAAAGCGACCTTACATAATGCTTCTCGCTGATGCCCAGCAAACTGTTTCGGCAAACACACCTTATACGGGTTGGCGAGTAGATGGGCAACGCGACATCACATATTCAAGTGGTGTAATTACCGTCCCTGTAGATGGTCTTTATCGGATTGGTTTCAGCGTAATTAATCAGGGGACTGGCGGTTACTATCTTCGCATCAACGGTACAGCAAAGTACAGAATAGGATACGGGAACGCTGGTACAGGTGAAACGTGGTCACAGCAGGGCAGTGATGGTGTTTTTGAGTTAAATGCTGGAGACACTGTAGACTTTGCTCCAGAAACCAGTCTTGTCACCTTTGGTTCTACATCTTTCAGCGCAGTGGGCGGTGCCTACGTTTATTTATTGGGATAGTGGAGATCGATTATGGCATCTATACTTAACGTAGACCAGATCGGTCACTCAACCAGCGGCACCACGGCACTTACTATAGATAGTAGTGGTCGCATCCTAACACCAGCAAGACCAGCGTTTCATATGACCCGAACCACGAGTACGAGTGGGGCAGGCGATATAACCTATGAACACACATTGTTTGACATTGGCAATAATACAAATGCTTCGACAGGTGAATTTACTGCGCCAATCACAGGCATTTACTCAATGACTTTTGCGTCTATTGGCCCCGGTTCTGGCAGTTATGCTATTGCAATAGTTGGGTACATCGACAACGTACAGACTACACAGTTCACTCTTAGACCGTTGAGTGCCAATGCGGCAGTTTCATATTCACCTCAAGGGTCTTTGACTGCGCCAGTACAGTTGAACGCAGGAGAGAAATTCAAACTTAATGCAAATGGCCCGCTGTACTCAGATACTACGACTTGGATACGTTTTGCAGGTTACTTGATAGGATAGGATGACGATATGACAAGCATACTTAAAGTCTCAACCCTGCAAGACCCGACAAACAGCAACACAGCGTTACAGATTGATGCCAGTGGGCGTGTGACTACACCAGCACGACCAGCGTTTCGTTCTTATGGTTCAGGTGGATCTTGGGTGTCGTTTGGTACTGGTAAAGTTACCACAATGACCACAGTCGATTATAACATTGGTGGTCATTACGATAGTACGGATTGCGAATTTACTGCGCCAATTGATGGTCTCTATCATATCCATGGACGCTTCTATGTAAACAATGGTTCTACAATTAGTTCGTTTTACATTATGATAGATGGCACTGCTTACAGTAGCACTTATTTTGCCACTGTAGAAAATGCCGCTGGCGACAGTAGCGTAACTTTTAGCGAGACACTTCAACTTAATGCTAATCAAGTAGTCGCTATGCGTGGCAACAGTGGGGAGTATTTCCCGTTGTACAGTAGTTTTGGCGGATACTTAGTAGGATAGGGGGACTGACATGGGATTAATACGTCTACAATCAAACAGTCTTCCAGCGTCTATACCAACTGCAAACTTACCATCTGGTACAGTGTTGCAAGTGGTTCATAGCGAGGCAACAACAGGTAGTTTTTCTACATCAAGTTTATCTTATGTGACTGACCCAGATATGCCGTCAGCAACCATCACACCTTCTTCAACCAGCAGTAAAATATTGATACACGCAATGATCGGTATGCAACATGACGCTTCTGGTCAAATTGAAAACACTATCTATCGTTCTATTAGTGGTGGAGCAACGACTGACCTGTCTGCAAGCAACACTTATGGTTTGGCATTTAGTGGTGGCAGTAGTCAGCAATGGGATAACACGGGTATACATTGGGTAGACGAACCAAACACAACATCTGCCGTTACTTATACTTGGTACGCTAGATCAGAAAGCGGTTCTTCCGTTACGCCGATCCACGGCGACTGTGGTAGGCATTTTACTCTTATGGAGATCGCAGGATGAGTGCGATGAAGCAACAGATGACCGTATCACCGGAACTGCGAGTAGCACTTGATCTTGAAGCGCATGAAAAAGAGTGTGCTATTCGCTATGCGTCAGTCGAAGAGAAACTCAATATGCTAGACAAACGCATGTGGCGCTTGGAAGCAATGATCATGGGTTCGACCGTGGTTATCGTGGGTCTAGCGGCAAGTTTACTAATGAAACTCTGAAAGGAGCAACAATGACTGAAGCAAGAGCAGTCTATGATGTACCTGCCAAACAATCTGACATCCATGAGATCAAGGTTATTGAACTAGAGGAGCATGATGATGGCTCTGCCACGTTAGTGCTTGAGTTGTCCGAAGAGACCAAATGTAGTCTTTTAGGAATTGGCTTGAACACTGTTCTTAGGAACTACATAGAGACACAAGCAGAAGACTAAAGAATTTAGGAGAGCGTAACTCAACTTGGAGTACGCAAAAAATGATAGCGGAAACCCTCGCTGGTATCGCTCTTTTTAAATCAGCCGTAGACGGCATAAAATCCGCAATCAACACAGCCAATGATATTAGCGAAATAGGCAGCTATATCGACAAGCTGTTTGAAGGCGAAAAGCAAGTTCAAGAACAAAGAAATAAAAAAGCAAGCGTGTCTTCATTTGATACAGGCAACGTTGCTCGAGAAATTATTGATGCAAGATTAGCAGCAGAGCAGATGCGCGAAATAGCAACAATGATTGATCTAAGGTTTGGTCACGGAACATGGCAAAGTATCTTAGAAGAGCGCAATAAAAGAATAAGAGAAATGAAAGAAGCAGAAGCAAAGCTTAAAGCACAAAAACAACAACAACTAGAAGAAACAATTGAAATAGCACAAATAGCTTTGGCTGTTGTATTTATTCTAGGTTTAGCAATCACAATAATTTCATTTGTAACGAGTTAATTATGTTCAAAGTAATCGTCTTGGCGTGTGCTATCGCGTCCGACGCTTGCTGGGAATATCATGATACTCGTGGTCCTTATAGTTCAACAGAACAGTGCACTGCGCGCGCGTACGAAATGGGCAACGCAATCATGGAAATTAATAAAGGTGCCATAGAGCCAAAACAATTTAAATGCGTGCAGCTTAAAGGAACAGCACTATGATTTGGGGAAGTGTTATCGGTGCAGTGGCAGACATTGCAGGCGGTTATTTAAAAGGCAAACAAGAAAAAGCGCAAGCTAAACAAAAACTAGAAGTAGCTAAAATTGAAGCACAAGTTCAAAAAGTAACTCAAGACGGTGCTTGGGAAGAGCAAGCAATTAAAGCAAGTGATAACTCATGGAAAGACGAGTTATGGACTGTGTTTTTTGTTTTGCTCATTGGTGCGTGTTTCGTGCCTAGTGCTCAACCATATATTGAAAACGGATTTAGGTTCCTGCGTGAAGACTGCCCTGAGTGGTTGTCATGGGGGATTTTAGCGTCAATTGGTGCGTCTTTTGGTTTAAAGAGTATTGGCCAATTCAAAAAATAGGGGACAGCAAATGGAAGTCATTTGGACTTTGTTGCTGACCGTTTGCTCCACCTCACATTGTGCAACTCAGACAGTCCAGTGGTTCGAAGAAAAACCACAGTGCGTCGAAATGAAGTTGCTTCACGAAGAGTTACCACAAGATGGTGGTTGGAAAACGGTTGAATACAAATGCACGATCGTTGGTGCACAGGAAATTTAATGAAACAACTACTAGAACAATTAATTAGACACGAAGGTTTGGAGCTCAAGCCCTATAAATGCACATCAGACAAATTGACTATCGGCGTTGGTCGCAACCTACAAGACGTTGGCATCACAAAAGAAGAAGCCTTACTGCTGCTAAAAAACGACGTAGAGAACGTAGAACAACAACTCAAGCATTACATGCCGTGGTCAGAGAGTCTCGATCCTGTCCGTCGTGCGGCATTGATCAACTTTGTCTTCAATGTGGGTATCGGCACAGCAATGAAATTCGAAAACGCAATGGAAGCGCTAAAACAGTCGGATTACGACACAGCGGCAGCAGAGCTGCTAGACAGCAGATGGTCCACCCAAGTTGGATCGCGCGCTCAAGAATTAGCAACCCAAATACGTACAGGTAGCTGGCAATAAGTTCAGACGCAATTTTTATCATCTAATGCACTGGTCCAATCACGGACCGGTGTTTTTTCAATAGGAGATAAAAATGAAACTAAGTGAGCTTCTTGCTGAAGCAGGCATGAAGTTGTGGAAAGAAAAAGAAGGTTGTGACACTTTTCATTCACAAGCAAGACGATGCATTGAAATACTCAATGACCCAAAGATCAAAAACATTGACACAAAAATGGTCGATCTATTCATCGAAGGCTTAGAAAAAGTAGTCACACACCGAGGCACTTTAATGAGCCCATCGTCTATTAACCACAACATAAGTGTTTTATGCACACTGTTACGCTACGCAAAGCAGCGTGACTATATCGACAAACTTCCCTATTTTTCACGCAAGACACCTGCACCACACCGTGTGCGCTGGTTGTCGCCTGATGAAGAACAAAAGGTATTTGCGGCTATTGAAACAGCAGACTATTTAATAGCAAGGAAACACAGGGAAGAAATGGCAGCACTTACTCGCATACTGATTGATACAGGTATGCGCAGAGGTGAAGTGCTTGGGCTTAAGCCTGAGAACATCGATGGTGACTGGGTAAGACTGTGGAAAACTAAAAATGGCAAAGCCAGATCAGTTCCACTGACACCTAAAGCCAAAGAGCTGCTGTTAACTTACGTACCTTTTGAGATCAAAAGCCACCAGGTCCACAGATTTTGGGCTAAAGTGCGTGAAGAAGTTGGTCTGTCAAAAGACACTCAGTTTGTGCTTCACACTTTGAGACACACAACTGCTACTCGCATGCTTAAGAAAACCAAAAATATTGCTATGGTTCAGCGCATGCTAGGTCACTCAAATATTAGCACAACACTTCGTTATGCTCATATTGACGATCAAGATTTACTAGATGCAGTTAATTCTTGATAACAAAAACGCTCGTGATTTGTAAGAAAATGGCGCGCTCGGGAAGATTCGAACTCCCGACCCCTAGATTCGTAGTCTAGTGCTCTATCCAGCTGCAAATCACGAGTTGTCTTTTGCTATATATTTTTTGTTTTCGGGCAGACTTAACGCTCAAAACGAGTCAATAATATTATTTTAATATTGACGCCTGTTTAGCAGTTTTGCTAAAGCAGAACATACCAAGAACAAAATCATAAAATTAGCTTCAAGTCAAGCTTTCAAGAAGCCGCACTAAAGCAGATTAGTGTCTAATGGAGGGGCTATGGATTCTCTAAATGAGACCTCTATGCTTGAACAAGGCATAGATAGATTTCATCAACAAGAAGAACAATTAACAAAAGCTGGGGTCTTAGGAACAGTAGACACCAAGCTAGTTAAAGGTGCACTACCATTAGTATCTTTAGCAATCAAAGACGGACTAGAACAAGCAAGACTTACTACTAGTAGGCCATTTTGGTTTAGTGCTCTTGACAATTTAGACCACAACACAGTCGCCTATATAGGTCTAAATTATGCGTTTATTGGTGTCGGTCAATGTACAGACATTACCAATATTTGCACAAACATAGGCAAACAAATTTGTGTCGAGCTTTGGTCTCAGAATTTTCAAGAAGACAACCCTAAGCTTTTTAAGCGTCTTTTTGAGATGGCTAAAAGAAACCATAATTCACCGCGACACAGATTAAAAGCAATGTCGGCAGTAGCAAGCCGAGATGGCATGGGCATCGATAGATGGTCCAATGAGCAAAATGTAAACGTAGGCCAAGCTGTGCTTAACTTTGTTATGTATGGCTCAAAGCTATTTGAAGTTTACGACAGACCAAAGAAAAAATTCTTTGTAAAAAACTTAGGGCTTACAGAAGAAGGACGCCAGTTGGTAGATGATCTGAATGATCAAATACAGTGGATGTCGCCTGTATTTAAGCCAATGCTCACTGAACCTAAGCCTTGGACGTCATTTAACTCAGGTTGCTACCACAATGACAAATTGGCTAGTTTGGTGCCTCTAGTGCGTCGAGCTAACAATGAACAAAAGGAGTTGATTAGCGCTGCTTTTAAATCAGGTGCTATGCACAGGATAACGAGAGCTTTAAATGCAGTGCAGTCAACTCCTTTTGCAATAAATAAAGTAGTGCTTGAGCAAGTAATTGCAGCGTGGGAACGTGGCGACGTTATAGGCAAGTTTCCTAGAAAAGCTAAATTACAAGTACCTGGCAAAACTAAAAACTGGGATGAGTTAGACAGTAAACAGCGAAAGCATGTCAAAAAGACAAAGGAAAAAATAATCCTTAGAAATAGAGCTTTTGATGCTGATCTTGTTAATATGTCTACTGATTTAACTACCGCTATAGAATTATCTAAACACGACAAGTTTTACTTGCCTCACAATTTAGATTTCCGCGGTAGGCTCTATCCTATACCAACATTCAACCATCAACGAGCAGATCACATACGTGCTATGTTTATGTTTGCTCGTGGGAAAAAATTGGGACCAACTGGTGCCTATTGGCTTTGCATAAACTTAGCTAATAACGGTGACTTTGACAAAATCAGCAAAAAGTCTTTGGACGATAGGATTGCATGGGTAAATAAAAACCAACGTGCTTTATATCTTATTGGTAAAAAGCCAGGACTTACACGGCACATATGGCAAAAAGCAGACAAACCATTTTTGTTTCTTGCTTCTTGTGTCGATTTTGCAGGCTATGTCGAAAACGGTGATGACCACGTATCTCACGTTCCACCAGCGCAAGATGGTTCTAATAGTGGTGTGCAGCATTATTCTGCAGCATTACGAGACGAAAAAGGTGGCGCAACAGTAAATTTGACTGCAGGCAGCAAGCCAGCGGACGTTTATCAAATTGTTGCTGATCGCGTCAATGAAGCAATCAATCAAGACACATCAGACGTTGCCGACTTGTGGCGTAAATATGGTGTGTCGCGAAAAGTTGTTAAGCGCAATGTAATGACATTTGCGTATAGCTCTGAAAAGTTCGGTTTCCGTCAGCAATTGATGGAAGATTTAATGAAGCCTCTTGAAGACGAGGTCTTAGAAAAACTTAGATCAGAGCACCCATTTGGTGAAGACAACGGTTCCGCTGCTGCAACTTACATGGCATCGCAAGTATGGGACGCTGTAAACAGTGTTGTTGAAAAAGCAGCTGAAGGTATGAGGTTTATACAAAAGTGTGCGCAGTTGTGTGCACATGAAGCTAAGCCTCTTATTTGGACATCACCAATTGGTCTTCCTGTTGTACATGCATACGAAGACTACAACATCAACCGCGTCAGAATATTCTTGTACGACAAAGAAATAACGCCTGCTGAAGCGTCTAAAAACAGCAAAGTTATGTCTAACGGCGATGTTATGAACTGCATCATGTTAAACATACGAACAACCCCAAAAGGAACGTTGGATAAAATGAAGCAGCGCAATGCTGCAGCACCAAATTTTATTCATTCGTTAGATGCCAGCCATCTCATGTTTAGTGTTTTGGCAGGCTTAGAAAACGGCATTGAAGACTTCATGCTTATACATGACAGTTTCGCAACACATGCCGCAGACACTGAAAACTTCTCATATTTAATACGTGAGCAGTTTGTGGCGATGTACGAGCATTTTGACGTCATGCAAAGACTATATAATTCCGCTTACAGCCAACTTAACGACAAGAGTCGTATGGACATGGTCGAAATACCAGAGCGCGGAAATTTAAATCTTCGTGAAGTTTTAGTGAGCGACTACGCCTTCGCCTAAATAACTAGACAAATAATGGAGTGACCACATGTCGTACGAAGCACGGCGTGAACAACTTATTGCGACCGCAGTAAGTCTGATTCTCGATGACCAAGCTCTATCTGTAGATCTGCTAGCAGAACTTGACGAGCTAGGCGTCAACATAAACTGGCTGTTTAAAGAAGCAGCGTCAACAACTTATCAAGAAAATGCATCAATTGAAGGAGCGCTTTATGAGTAAAGCAAAGTACGTAACGCCCAAAGGTACCGCAGTTTGGCCTTGGTTGAGTGTACCAGACACTCGGTTTGACGAACAGGGCAAGTACAAAACAGACATCCTCTTTAAGAGTGATGATGCAAAAGCTTTAGCCGAAAAAGCTAAAGAAATCTACATTGAGGAATTTGGTGAAAAATCACTAAGCAAAGCAAAGTGGCCATTTGATATTGACGAAGAAAGTGGCGGTGTCCGCTTTCGCGCTAAATCAAGCAAGAAGCCTGTTCTTTATGACGCCGGTGGCAATGTCATTAAGGAAGACCTCAGCGTCGGCAATGGCTCAGTACTTAAACTGTCAGGTGTAATGTCTACTTACAACGCGGGAGGCAATACAGGTGTCACTATGTATCTCAACGCCGTGCAAATTATTGATCTCGTTGAATTCGGTGGCACTGCCTTTGAGCCAGAAGATGGCTACGTACATGAAGCAGCAGAAGAGCCAAAGAGCAACGATGCGGCGTTCGACTTTTAGACATATAAAATTCAAAAACGGCTACCGTAGCGGACTTGAAGCTACGGTGGCTGATCAGCTTACAGAGCTTGGTGTTGAGTTTGAATATGAGAAACAAAAAATACCGTATCAAATAGACGCCAAGTACATACCTGACTTCGTATTACCAAACGGAATAATTATCGAATGCAAGGGCCGGTTCACCAGTGAAGACAGGCGCAAAATGCGATTAGTCAAAGAGCAAAACCCAGAGCTAGACATTCGATTTATTTTTACGCGTTGTGCATCAAAAATAAATAAAGGCAGCAAAACAAGCTACGCCGATTGGTGCAAAAAATACGATTTCAAATATGCAGATAAACTTATTCCAGGAGAGTGGATATATGACAAAGCAGGAAAAACTAATTCAGCACCTGAAGCGCGGGCGTAAAGTTACTCGCCTTATTGCAATGCATGAATTTGACATTCAAAATCTAACAGCCGCAATTAGTAAGCTGTCAATCAAAGGCATGAACATTAAAAAACGCAAAAAGCAAGATACTCGCGGAACACCATACACAGAATATTACCTAGGTAAGCCGCATTATAAGCAAGCTGTTTAGTCAACCAAGGGGCGCCGCGAGGCGCCTCTTTTGCTTTAGGAGTATCTATGACATTAGCAAATGAAGTTTGGTTGTCGGCACTTAATCGTGCTGCACACCATTACGATTACATTAGCAGCCCACGAAATCAAAAAGTCAAAGAACTACTGAACTACACATATGAACTGCCAATGAATGAGCCTGTTGTTACACACGCAGGTAGAAATCTAAATTACCCATTCATGTTTGCTGAAGCCGCGTGGATTTTATCTGGTCGCAATGATCTAGAATTTATTATGCCTTACATGAAAAACTATCAACAATTCAGTGACGATGGTTTCTCACTCAACGGTGCTTATGGGCCAAAACTTATAGACCAATTGAGTTGGGCAGCAGAAGAACTTTATCAAGATCCAGACAGTCGGCGCTGTTACATAAATATATGGCGTGAAAGACCTGGGCCTTCTAAAGACATCCCATGCACTACCGGCTTGCAGTTTATACTTCGTAATGGCGAGCTAAATCTCATTGTCAATATGAGAAGCCAAGACGCTGTTTGGGGCATGCCTTATGACATGTTTACTTTCTCAGCTATCGGTAAATATATGCAAGTTTATTTGTGGATGGTCAAAAACTTTGGTGTTGGTTTAGGCAAACTATATGTCAGAGCAGGCTCATTCCATATTTATGAGCGTCATTTTGATGACACTGAAACGTGGCTTGAAACCACAGAAGAAAATGACGCGAACAAAGCTTATCTCAAAGCTTGCTCATGCTTAAATCCTCAAGATTTTATTTCAAACTTGGTGCGTGCTGCACAACACAGCAAAGGGCGACAGGTGAGTAAATGATTATAATTGAAGGTGCAGATTGCACAGGTAAAACAACACTTGCAAAACGCATTTGTGAAACAATAGGAGGCCAATACTTTCATTGTTCGTATTATCCAACATGGAATATCGAAACTTATCACAGATTGATAGGACACACTGCCGGCAAGCTTGAACAACAAGCACGAGTACCTGCAGTGGTAGACCGTTTTGCAATGAGTGAAGCAGCGTATGGTGCTGTTTATCGCGACAGCCCAAGCTATGACACAGAAGCTTTAATTGAAGAAATGATTAAAGCCTATCACCCAATCTTTATTTACTGCCGCACAGACAGCGCTGCAGAAGATCATCAACGTATGCAGCTAAGCCGCAAAGAAATGTACGACGACATCAGCGCAGTTTTGTCAGTTTTTGACAGACTAGCACAAAGCGGTAAGTACGGCACAAACATACTTTACGATTACAAAAAGCATGATGCTGACGAGTTTATCAAAGCATTTGCTTCTCATGAATAAGGAGAGTGCATGTCGACAATTGTAGCAGACGTATATGCGTTACAAGCTAAATATGGCTTTAATCATGAGCCAATTAGTTTTGGAAAATTACACTTTCGAGGTGAACAACTAGAAGAAGAACTATCTGAATATGGAGCCGCACTAGCAGCAGGTGATGCCGAAGGTGCAGTCGACGCTCTTATCGATATAACAGTCTTTGCCCTTGGGACACTAGCTATTGCAGGTGTCGATATTCAAGAAGCATGGGACGAAGTGCATCTAGCAAATATGTCAAAAGTGCGCGGCACTAAAAAAGGCCGTGAGCAAAGTGGCGGATGGGATTTAATTAAACCAGAAGATTGGAGT